GTGTGATTATTGTAAAGCGCAGTATGGAGCGCATACGATCAAAGGTCAGAATCCATCGACCTGGATCTCAACAAGCCAAAACGGCTTACAAAGAGCCTACTGCGATAAATGCCGACACAGCATGGAGGCTTGGCATGATGGGAGCACTTGGGATCTTCGTGCCCAACAGGAATACCGACAAGGGAAACAGGAGATAGATTATGGGTTTTAATTTAGATGATTATGAACCAGTCGAAGCACGATTGGAAAAGTTCTGGAAGGAACACGAAGATGGGCGCATTGAAACCGAGTTACTGGAAGCATCGAAAGATCGCTTTATTGTTATGGCTAGGCTTTATCGAACTGAAGCTGATGCGAAATGTTGGACGACTGGTATCGCTGAAGAAACAGTGGCACAGAGAGGTGTTAATCAAACTTCTGCTTTGGAGAATTGCGAAACTTCTGCAATTGGTCGGGCTTTGGCAAATGCAGGATACGCTACAAAAGGAAAACGTCCATCGCTGCAGGAAATGCAGAAGGTGGTCAAAGCAAATGACAAACCTACATATGGAGCACCTGGATCTCGATCGGCAGCTGTAGTCGATGTTTTACGCAATACAGAATGGACTGCACCTAAGTTAGAAGATCCAGCACCAATTGCTTGGTCAGTTGATGATGTTGCACAATCATTAAATGCTGAAAAGCTAGGCGAATCATTTAGCTGTAAGCATGGTCAAATGCTACGCAAAGAAGGCACATCAAAGACAGGCAGGCCATTCATGGGATATGTCTGTGTTGAGAAATCTAAAGCTGATCAATGCGATCCTCAATGGGCAAAGATCACAAGTAATGGCAAGTTTTATTTTCCAGATCCAGATAAGGACAAATAAATGGGCGAGTTAGAGATTGTTCAACCTGATGGTTTACGCATCAGATTTAATCAGAATGGCACAGTCGTGCCGGACATAGTGCCGCTAAATGAGTGTTGCGAACTTTGCAACGATCCAAGAATGGTGCATGTTGAGGGCATACTTACATGCGTGGGATGTGGAGTAATCAATACCATCGCATATGGACACCATGCCTAAATACGATTATGAATGTCCAGGCGAGGAAATCGTCATTGAATACAGCCTGCCGATTGTGCATTCCAATCCGTTATGCGAAACATGCGGTGCGGTCATGAGGCAGGTTTACCAGGCAACGCCAGCGATCTTTAAAGGTAAGGGCTGGGGCTCTAAGCCATGATAGAAGCTGCGGTAATGAAATGTAATGCCTGCAAGAAATCAACTATCTTCGAAATCGAATTTGGTTGGGATACAGTGCCAGGAGTAGTTATCGCAGAATGCCAAAAATGCTATCGCAAGGGCGCAAGATTAGAAGAGGACATTATGGATAAAGAAGTAGAAAGATGCCATTTATGTGGATGTTGGAAGATTCAATTTAATAAATGCGGTGCTTGTAAGGAGTAACGCCACGCCGTCTGACCTGCACTTATACGAAAGGATTTGACTAGCCATGATAACCTTTAGAAGACATTCGCCTCAAGGGCGAAAAGGCGAGCCCCGAAGGGGAAGGCTCGCAAGGTGGCACCTAATCGGGATATCTATGATTGTGAGCCAATTACTAGCCTTAGAGCCAGTACAAGCAACTAACATAAACGTTTATAAACAATATGCTTTTATTCAATTAAATCACAATTTTAAAGAGTTCTATTGTTTAAGTGATCTTTGGTATAAAGAATCAAGATGGAACTACAAGGCAAAGAATCCAAAGAGTAGTGCGTATGGAATACCACAGCTGTTGAACCTAAAGAGTAAAGATCCTATTTATCAGATTGATCAAGGCTTGAAGTACATTAAACACAGACATCAAACAGCATGTAATGCGCTCGCTTTCCATAACAAGAAAGGCTGGTATTGATGGCTAAGCAAGGGGTTGGTACTAGAACGTGGCGTAAGACCAGAGAAAGAATACTTCGTAGGGATGGGTTTATCTGCCAGTACTGTGCACAGGAGGCTGATACAGTAGATCACGTAATACCTAGAAGACTAGGTGGACTAGATAGCGATGATAATTTAGTTGCTGCTTGTCAAAGATGTAATTATTCTAAAGGGGGGCGTTTTTTTGTCAGTCGAAGGACACCACCGACCCCCATTGATCTTTCTAACCGACAAAACACCTCAATCGGGCACGATCCTTTTGAATCAGATTGAAAATGCCTGAATCAGACCAGATCGATCTAAATAAGACTGGATCGACAATAGGAGGTGTGCCAACTCCACGTATTCACTCCAAACTCAATGATTTGCCGTCTAAAGGGCAAGAGATGATCGACTTTGCAGTTGAAGTCGGTATCCCACTTATGGAATGGCAGAAGTTTGTTGCAATTCATGGCCACAAGGTCAAGCCAGATGGGCGTTGGCATCATTCCGAGGCAGGTTTGTGCATTTCAAGGCAAAACGGAAAAAGTACATTTATGATGATTCGAATGCTGACGGGTGCTTACGTCTGGGGCGAAGGCTTACAGCTTGCATCGGCTCATAGACTTACTACATCGCTGGAAACCTTTAGACAGATAATTGCGCTAGTAGAAGAAAATGACAAACTTGCATCCGAGGTCAAAAAGATCCGCTGGCAACATGGTGCAGAAGAATTGGAACTTAAAGGCAATCGCCGTATTGTAATTAAAGCATCTAACAATGCTGCAAGAGGTATAGCAAAACCTGAAACAATTCATATGGACGAATTGCGAGAATACAAAGATCAAGATGCTTGGTCATCAATGCGATATTCGATGATGAGTGCCAAAAATCCGCAAACATGGATTTACAGCAACGCTGGCGATCAACACAGCATAGTTTTAAACAGTTTAAGATCCAGAGCCTTAGCAGCTGCTGGAGGTGCAAATGATGACATTGGTTGGTTTGAATGGAGCGCAGAACCCAACGCTCCTATCACACTTCCGTCAGGTGAGCCGAACTGGGATGCGTTCGCTCAAGCCAACCCCTCACTTGGAATAACAATTCATCCTGACAATCTTCGAGCAGTAATAAATGATCCGCCGGATATTGTGCGAACTGAAGTTTTATGTCAATGGGTAGATACGATCAATTCAGTCGTAGATGCACAAAAATGGCAATCATGTGCAATTGATCCAATTCCACTAGATCCAGAGAAAACAATGTGGATGGGTTTGGATTTGTCGCCCGATCGTAAATTTGGCGCATTGGTTTGTGCCCAGCGATTACCTGGAGAAAGATTTTACGTGCAATTACTTCATACCTGGGCAAATGACTTTTCATTAAACGATTTAGCAATTGCCAACGATGTTGCTCCCTATTATCGCAAATACCAGGTGGAAACTATTGCTTACAGTAAACGGACAGCTGCTGCAGTTGCTAGTCGTTTACAGCAAGCAGGGATTCCCACGACTGACATGGATGGGGCGATTTACAGCGAATCATGCGACAGATGGCTCGGAGCGATTAACAGCCATCGTTTACAGCATGGAGATCAAGAAGAATTAACTCAACAAGTTTTATCGGCTGCAAGGTTACCTTTTGGCGATGGTGCTTGGATTATTGGTAGAAGGGCATCAAGGGTTGCAGTTTGTGCAGCCGTTGCCACAGCTCTTGTTTCTTACTTTGCGACACAAGTTGAAACCGAGGTTGATATACAAATCGGATAAGTCGGACATAAGGTATAATTTACGCCAATGGGACTATTTGATCGTTTTACAACAAAACAAGCAACTGATCCGCTAGATGTATCAGCAGCTCTCGCACCTTACAATTCTCAGCAATTAGTTGGCGGTATTCTCTTTGGAACAACAACCGCATCACGTGAAGCCTACATGGCAGTACCTGCTGGAGCACGTGCAAGAAACATTATCTGCTCAACAATTGGATCATTACCTTTAGAGCAATATAACCATTTTACAAATGAGCACATTCGACCAAACCGAGTAATTATGCAACCAGATCCACGTGTTGCTGGTTCAGCAATTTATGCATGGATTGCAGAAGATCTTTTACTTTATGGCGTTGCATACGGAATGGTTATGGATGCTTATTCTTCAACAGATGCTTCACGCATTCGTGCTTGGACAAGAATTGCACCAAACAGAGTATTTGCAAGTTTAAATGCACTATCAACAGAGATTGAGTATTACACAGTTGATGGCAAGCAAGTTCCGCCGTTTGGTTTAGGATCTTTAATTGTATTTAACGGATTAGATGAAGGCATTTTAAATCGAGCAGGTCGCACAATTAAAGCAGCAGCAGAATTAGAAAAGGCTGCAGAAATGTACGCCAAAGAACCTATGCCACAAATGGTTTTAAAATCAAATGGCACAAATTTAACTCCAGAGCGTATTTCTAAATTGCTTTCATCCTGGACACAAAGTCGTCAAACAAGATCAACTGCATTTTTAAATGCTGATGTTGAATTGCAAGCACTTGGATTTGATCCTGCTAAATTACAATTAAACGAAGCCCGACAATACCTTGCTTTAGAAATTGCAAGAGCTTCAGGAATACCGGCATCGTTTGTGTCTGCAGAAACTACATCAATGACTTACTCGAACACACTAGGCGAGCGCAAAGCCCTTATTGATTTTTCACTTCGTCCAATTCTTACAGCTATTGAACAACGTCTAAGCCAAGCAGATTTCTGCCCTAACGGAATTGAAACCAAATTTGATATTGATGATTTCTTACGTGGATCAGCCTTAGAACGTGCACAAGTTTACGAAATCCTAAACCGCATCGGTGCGATGAGCATTGAGCAAATACAAGAGGAGGAGGATTTAATCCGATGAAGATTAATTTCCCAATAACGCTAACCGCAGCCGATAGCAACAAACGCACAATCTCAGGAAAAATCGTATCTTGGGATGAAAAAGGTATGACCAGCGCAGGAGCGACCATATTTGAGAAAGATTCAATTGATTTCTCAAAGCCAATCAAATTGTTATTAGAGCACGATCGCACACGTCCAATCGGTCGCTTAATGGACATTACAGCTGACGAAACAGGCATTGAGGCAACTTTCAAAGTAGCAGCAACAATCGCTGGCGATGATTCTTTATTAGAAGCTGCAGAAGGTTTAAGAGATGGATTTTCAGTTGGTGTAAAAATCAACGAGTGGAAAAACGAAGATGGCGTTTTGAGAATTAAGTCATCTAGTTTGCAAGAAGTAAGCCTGGTTACAGAGCCAGCAATTGATTCTGCACGTGTTACAGAAGTAGCAGCTGCAGAAGCAGAGAATTCCGAAGCAACCGCTACGGATGAACAACCACAGGAGGACAAAGTGTCAGAAGTTAATTCTGAAGCCCCTATCGCATCCGAAGCGGTAGAAGCGGCTCAAACCACTCCCGTAGTAACAGCAAATTACGTTGCTTACACAAAGCCACGTGTTGATACAAATGTTACTGCAGGACAATATGTAGGTGCACAGATTCGTGCACTAAGCGGAGATCAAGATGCTCGCGACCTAGTTGCAGCATTACAAATCTCAACTGTTTCTGAAAACACAGGAATGGTTCCACCTAATTACTTACGCGATGTAATTGGCGTAATTGATTCATCAAGACCATTTATTAATAGCATCGAGCGCGCCCCGCTTCCTGCAAGTGGCCTCAAGGTATTCACGCCAAAATTAGGAACCCAAGCAGCAGTGGCTTTAACAGCTGAGGGTGCAGAGTTTGGTTCAGTTGATACAGTAGTTACTTTTCAAGAAGATAACATCGTTAAGTTTGCAGGCGCAAACGTTGTAAACGTAGAATTATTGGATCGTTCAGACCCATCATTCTTAGATCTTCTTGTACGTGAGTTAGCTGCATCATATGCACAAAAGACAGACGAGTATGCTGCAAAAATTGCAGCAGATGGATCTTCAGATTCAACTGGAACTACAATTTACACAGCAATCGCAAAAGGTATTGCTGATTCATTTGGCGTAATGCGTCAAACACCAAACAACCTATTGGTTGCAACATCTGGCGGAAACGATGGAATCGATTTCTCAGGATTACTTGGTGCAGTAGATGGTGCTAACCGCCCACTATTCGCAGCAGCAGCCCCACAAAATGCAGCTGGCTTAATTACTCAAGGTTCAACAGCAGGAACAGTTGCTGGATTAAACCTTGTTGTAGATGCTAACTACACAGGTGGAACTGCAGGAGTCAAGGTTGGTCTTGTTTATCCAACAATGGCTATGCGATTCCATGAGAGCGGAACATTTGAACTTCGTGCAAACATTGTTGCAAATGGTCGCGTTGAGATCGGTCTTTACGGATACGTTGCAGTAGTTAATCGCTACCCAGCAGCATTCCGCGCACTACAGATCTGATTTAACTAAGTCAGTGCCTGGGGTTGCTCCCGATCTCAGGCATCTTTTAATGGGAGTTTAGAGAGGAAGATATGCCATCAATTATCACAGCCACCGAGTTGCGATCAGTGCTTGGCGTATCTTCATCTCTTTATTCC